ACTGACAGTAGGGTTGTAACCAAACCTGTTGGGAGGGTGGCAAAGTCTAGACCTCCACACAACATTAAAACCTACACTGAGTGTGCTAGGGCCTTTAGGCCATAGCACTTACCCAATCCACTGAGTGCGCTAGGGCCTTTAGGCCATAGCGCTTACCCAATCTGGCAGGGGGGGTCCAGGGGGGAGCGCTAGCTCCCCCTGGATAGGGTTCCTCACAACGACGGTAGAGCTCAAAATATATATTTACTTCTCTACCAACCACGGTTGTTGTGTGTGAAATTATTCTTGATTATTTACTTGTCTACCAAGACACTGAGTGTTGCCAGGGGAAGGGCAGAGCCACACGTCAACGACGGTATGGATCGTATGTCCCGCTCTATTACCCTGGCAACTTCTGTTCCAAGGACTTCCGTTCCAATCACAACTTTCAAAACGCCACGGTATGCCACGCTATTCACGACGGTCCTCGAGGCGCTCTGTGCGTTCCTCACGACGTGGTTCCTACAAACGACGTTTGACCGGTGGGCTTCGGGGCCAGTCGAGCCAGGCGAGCGACCGGACGATCACCCGCAGTCAACTCGGCCCTCCGGTAAGCCGCATGCACAATAAGTATTTTTCCGGACGTATGGGGAAATCTCCCGAAACTCGCTTTTTAGACCGCCAACACAAGAAACGCATGCAGCAACAAGCATATAACCGTGGCTGGACCGCCTCCGCTATTCCTGGTCCCCGCCGTGCGGCGACCGGAGGTCGTCGCTCTACGTCGCAAGACATCCAGACCGGCCGCTCCGGTCGTGGACGTATAACTCAGGCCGTTATGCCGTATAAGCAGCTTGTCGACGCTATCTTTCCTATCCTTCGCCAGCGCTTCGAAGGTTATGGTTTTACTGCCGGTAGGTTGTTGAGCAACATCGGCCAACAGGCCGTTGACCAACAAGTACATCTCGACTATAACGCTATTAATGCGTGGTACGCTAAGTCATTGGATGCTCAAAATGTCGCCTCCAACACATTTATACCTGGGTCCTCACAGGTTGACTGGACCTTCAACTACCTTGGTGGTAAGGTCACGTATCTTATCGCTAATACCTGCAGCCACACGATGCAGGTTGAAATGCTCCAGATCAAATCCAAGCGCTACCAGAATATAGATCCCATTACTCGATGGGATACCGATCTCGCTAACGATAATACCCTCCAGAACGTTCAGGCTCCTATTCAGACGGTAGACATCAGTAAGAACACACTCAATCAACGCCCCGGTAGGGGCGGTGTTCGCAACAACGGCTTTCGTGAGTACTATCAGGTACTTACTAAGAAAAGGTACATTTTGGAACCTGGCCAAAACGTATACCATACCGTACACCTCGCTCCATTCCGTATGACCGGTAAACAGCTGAGCACACAGCTAACCGGTGGTATCGCTGCTACTCAGTCTCCCAAGACTCAGTACACTATGATCATAACCAAGTGTCTCACGTTGGTGTGTGACGGTGCTGACGCTGACGTCAATGTTGGTGGTAGTGCTTGTGTCATCACTCAAACTCAAACTCATCAATACCGCGCTGGTTTGCTTACCAAACCTTTCCAGACTTACAATCAATCTCTGCTGCCAAATGCTGCTGCATTTGCAACACAGCAGGAGTTTAATGTTGAGACCGAAGGTCTCGAGACTTATACTGAAACTAGCTAGAGTACTTTTTTAAAAATAATAATTAATTATTCATTTTTCAACAAATCACCAATTAGCTGCATCCAATCCTCCTCACTTATATCTAAATCATTCACGGCGGGGGGTTGAACCCCGGGGCCATCGGACCATGCTGCTCTTGCCTCGGCAGCCAGTTGTAAGAGGTCGCCATCTGGGGGAACTCGATGACATGTTCGATCCGCCTCTGTAGTTGGGCCAGATTCTCTTGCCCAAGCCATTCCCAGTGCACGAATGTCTCCAGGGGACCCTTGGGAGTCGTTATATAGATGCGTCTCGCAATCATCTGGGTCGTGCCACCCTTCGTTTCGATCAGCATAGGGTAGCGGTCTAGAAGGTTCAACAAGTACTCCAAGGGTATCTCCTTTGTAGGCCTGAAGTCGTCTAATATAACATCCGGTTGACCATGATACCCGCACCACCACTTGTTCCCACCCATCTTGACATATGCCGCCATCTCGGTCTGCTCTTGTGCCCAGCGGGATTTGCCACTCCCAGTGGGGCCATGAAGCCACCATATCTCCGTCTTCCATGACCTCGAAGGCATTAGAGCTGTTTGGATCATTTGCATCCCACGTGAGTATTTGACGACCTGTTCAAGATGTAAGCCTTCAACGATTGCATCGTTTATAGTTTTTCCGGATTTGAGGTAGTCATAAGCTGCCTCAATATCGGTACGCATACCTTGGGATGGTCTCTGACCGGCTTCTCTGAAGGATGGGTTCAGGTCTTTGTGTTTGCCATCTGACCCATCGTACGGTCCCTGAATATAGGCCAAGTTTTGTTCAAAACTTCCTTTACTGATTTCTAGGTGCATTTTAGGTCCTCCTGCACCTTGAATTCCTTTCTGTACTCCTGACAATGAACGGGGACTCTTGAACACACAATATCCTTGCAGGTGTGGAGTCCCAGATTCGCCAATCTCTTGCGCCAACATTACATACTTAAACTCTGACCAGTTTATCAACCAATTTTCCTGGTCTAGGGTGTAATTGTTGAGTGTGAAACAAAAGCTGCGTGACTTGGACATTTCTTGAAATAATGATCAGCTTCTGTTCCACCAAAATATTTAATTTGAAATAAAATCCGGTTGCAGTGTGTGAAATTATTTCCTGTCTACCGGGTGAAAATATTTACTTCTCTACCAAAATATGGTTGCAGTGTGTGAAATTATTATCGCAAAAAAAAGAAGGGGCCCCTCTTGAGGGGAATTAAATCATGACACTGACAGTAGGGTTGTAACCAAACCTGTTGGGAGGGTGGCAAAGTCTAGACCTCCACACAACATTAAAACCTACACTGAGTGTGCTAGGGCCTTTAGGCCATAGCACTTACCCAATCCACTGAGTG